AATGGAGACAGTTTAGACGTTAAGAACGGTAATTAATTATGACTAATTTATCAAAAGGTAGATACGCATTAGCAATTTCAGATAGATCGGGTATGCAATTTCCATATAATGAAATGGTAAGAGAATGGAATGGAGCTTTTGTACATATTTCAGAATATGAACCTAAGCAACCACAACTAGAACCGATTCCAACTCCTGGTGACCCACAAGGTTTACAAAATGCTAGACCTGATAGAACTGAGCCACCAACTTTTGATATATTACCTGAAGATCCTTTTTCTTCGACTGCAGGATCAAATGTAATAACATGTAATTTTCCAAACAGTGGTTATAAGACTGGAGACTTTGTAGTTTTTGATGAATTAAAAACTGGTGTATCAGATGTGCCGATTGAAGCTATACAATTACAATCTACTTTAAATGGTGCGATTACTGATATTGCCACAACAATAACTTTAAACGATGCAAGTAATTTTCCAAATACTGGATTTATATTTATTGAAAAAATAAATCCTGTAACATTATTATTTCAAAACGAAACAATTCAATACACAGGTAAAGCTGGTAATGATTTAACTGGCTGTGTGAGAGGAACTGCAGCGCCATTTAGAGGTGTAACACCAGCAAATACAAAAGCTGGAACACATAATAATGGTGCAAAAGTATTTGGATCTTTTGAAATTACTATGAATTCAAGCACAGTTCCAAATCCTGGACAACCACCAACTATTACAGTTTTTAACAGTTTTAACTTTACTAATTTGACAGCAGCTAGTACAAGTAAAGAAGGAGGTGGTTTACAGTGTTCGTCAGGACCTGTAGTATTTAAGGCATAATTATGAATTTTGGAGAATTAAAATCAGATATCAGAAGTTACACAGAAGTTGATAATACAGTATTAAGTGATGCTGTTCTTACAACTATTGTAAAAAACGCTGAAGCTAGAATATTTAGAGAAACAGATACAGATGATGCTCGTTTCTACGATACAATTACTTTGACTCCAAATAATAGAGAAGTTGCTGCACCGGCAAATACAAGATTTATAAGATATATTTATATTAATGATACAAACGAAACACCAGCTGTAAGGAAAGCTTTGGAATATAGAGATACTTCTTTTATGGAAGAATATTACAATACACCAGGTACAGCATCTCCTGCACCTAATAATATTCCAAGATACTATTCTAACAGAAATGCTACTACAATTTTTGTAGCCCCGACGCCCGATGCTGCCTACGTGTGCCACGTTGCATATGTCAAGCAACCAGACACAATTACATCGGCAGATGCAACTACAACTTATGTATCAAACAATTACCCAGATTTATTATTATATGCATGCTTAGCTGAAACTTATGGTTATTTAAAAGGACCAACAGATATGTTACAATTATACGAACAATCTTATAGTAGAAGTATGGCTACATATGGTATAGAACAACAAGGTAGAAGAAGAAGAGACGAGTATATGGATGGCACAATCAGAACTGCTATCAACTCTCCGTCTCCAGGAGAATAGGATAAAATATGGCATCAAGTTATTCAAGTGATATAAAACTAGAACTCATGGTAACCGGTGAAAAAGCTGGTTTATGGGGTAACATTACAAACACGAATCTACAGATTTTGGAGCAAGCAGCGAGCGGCTACTTAAACTTACCTGTGGGTGCAGCTGATGTTAATTTATTATTAACTGATGGTGCTACATCAAATGGTAAAAATTTATATTTTAAATTAACTGGAACGTTAACAGGTAATAGAGTTGTAACTATGCCTGATTCATCAGAAAGAGTATTTGTTGTAGAAGATGCAACAGACAGGTCTTCTGCACACTATACATTAACTATTAAAACTTTTTCAGGAACTGGTAAAACATTACCTGTAGGAAGTAAGGCTTTATTATATTCTGATGGAACAAATATAAGTGCAGGTCTTTTAACTAAAGGTTACAAGTCAACATCTACATCATATACTGCTGTTGCAGGTGATCAAATTATTTGTGATACATCTGCCGCTGTATTAACAATTACTTTGCCAACAGGGCCATCTGTTGGATCAGAAGTAAGTTTTATTGATGGTGGACAAAACTATGCTGTAAATAATTTAACAATTGATCCAGGTGCTGAAAATATTGAAGGTGCTGCAGGATCAATAACTGTTTCAACAAACAATCAAAATTTTACTTTGGTTTATGTAAACGCGACTGTAGGCTGGGCTTACAAGGATAAAATATAGGAGGTGAACGGTGCCTCTTAGCAAATGGCAAATTAAACCAGGTTTCGATAAACAAAACTCTGAAGTTGGAGCTGTCGCTCGTTATGTGGGCGGTGACAACGTTAGATTTAGATATACATTACCAGAAAAAGTAGGTGGTTGGAAAGCAGAAGGCGGAGAAAGTATTTCATCTGTATCAAGAAGATTACACCCATTTAGAGGTAATGACGGTAATCAATATTTAGCAATCGGAACTGATAAGTTTTTATTAATTTATTACGAAGATAATTTTTACGATATTACACCTTACAGAACTAGTGGCTTTCCATTAACAATTGATGAATTTAAAAATAGTACGTTTACTACAGTTTCAGGATCTAATGTTGTAACGATTACAACAACATCTATTAATGGTTTATCTGCAGGAGACATTGTAGAATTTGAAAATGTAACTTTACCTGCTGGTACAGGTTATGCTGATTCTGATTTTGAAGATAAATTATACGAAGTAAAAACAATTGTATCAGACACTGAATTTACAGTTACACCCGTTGCAAATGCTACAGGTAATGTAGGACCTGGTGGAAGTTGTTCTATTCTTCCATTAGAAACCGTTGGTAATCAAATACAACAATTTACTTTTGGTTGGGGTACAGGAGTTTGGGGTGGATCTAATAACTGGGGTCAAGCTGCATCTACAAATGGTGTTAATACTCCTCCTGGTTTATGGTCACTATCAAACTTTGGACAGGTACTTGTTGCAACTATTTTAAATGGTAAAACATTTACATGGAACCCCGCTGCGGGTAACCCACTCGGGCAGCGAGCGTCTGTATTAACACCAGGTTTTGAAACAGATCAGAATCCAACAAATACTAGAATTAGTATGGTGTCACCAACTACAAGACATTTAATTCACATGGGTACAGAAACAACTGTTGGAACGCCATCAACACAAGATGATATGTTTATAAGATTCTCATCACAAGAACAAATAAATACATACGATATTACTGCAGGTAACTCTGCCGGTTCACAAAGAATTCAAGATGGTACAAAAATAGTAGGTGCTATTAAATCAAAAGAAGCAATTTTAATTTGGACAGATAATGCTTTATATTTAATGAGACATATCGGTAATCCGTTTGTGTTTGGTTTTGAACAAGTGGGTACTAACTGTGGATTGCTTGGACAAAACGCAGTTGTAGAAGTTGATGGTGTTGCTTATTGGATGAGTGACAAAGGTTTCTTTAAATATGATGGATCAGTTAAAACACTAGATTGTTCTGTTGAAGATTATGTTTATGATGATGTTGATTTAACTCAAAGTCAACAAATCTATGCAGGTGTAAATAATTTATATACAGAAGTAAGATGGGATTACCCATCAGCATCATCTGATTATAATGATAGATATGTAATATATAATTTTGCAGAAGGTGTTTGGTATACAGGTAATACACCAAGAACTTCTTGGGCTGATTCAAATGTGTTTGATAAACCTTTTGCAACAAGTTTTGATAATACTACAAATGGAGATTTTCCAGAAGTTATAGGTGAACCTGCAGCACCAAATGGATATGGTAAAACTATTTTATACAAACATGAAGTAGGGACTGATCAAGAAAATTTAGACTCTTCTATAACTAGAATTACATCTAATATTGAATCATTTGATTTTGATATATCTAATCCACAAATGGGTGATGGTGAGTTCTTTTTATCTATGAGAAGATTTATACCAGACTTTAAAACTTTAGTTGGAACAGCGAGAGTTACATTAACATTAAAAAGATATCCATCAGATGCTGGTACACCATCAACATATAGTTCTTTTGATGTTACATCAACAACAGATAAAAAAGATACAAGAGCAAGAGGTAGATTTTTAAGTATAAAAATTGAAAATCCTGGTCTGACAGATGGTGAAAACTGGAGATATGGTACACTTAGAATTGATATACAACCGGATGGTAGAAGATAATGGCTATTACAATTAGAGTTCCTGATCCTACAGACCAATACGAAATAGGTAATCAAAGACAGATCGTAAGAGCCATTAATAATTTTATTCAACAAATAAATGCTCAATATAAAACTAGAGGTGACACTTTTAGTGAAATAGAACAGTTATCTTATTTTTTAGGATACTCACCTAATAAACCTTCAGGACCTCCCACATCGACAGTAGGTGGCACAACAGGAGGAATAATTTACAGTAGAATAGGTGTAGTAGATTTTCCAGGAGCTACTTTTCAAGCAAGTAGAAATAGAGGATATTTAGTTATTGCTGATGGTATAGGTGCTCTACCAGATCCTGCTACAATAGTGTTCCCTCAACAACCGCCTGTTGGAACAAAAGTAGCAGTAACAAATGGTAGTGGTTATAGTGTTATATTAAAAGGAGGATATGATTCTGCTGGAGATCAAGTTAAAGTAGATGGATATTTTACTGCAAATTTAAATTCATTTCCTGCCGGTCAATCTAGAACATTTGTTTATTTTGGAGATGGAGGCTATCCTGCAGGATATAAACCAGGCCCTGGATATGTAGCATATAATACCTGGTATTCTATCGCAAGAGGGTATAATTAGGAGTTAATTATGGCAACGAGTTTTAAAAATATGATCTATGATCTCACTCCAACAACGAGTGAGAAAACAGTATATGGAGTTCCCGAAGATTCACATGCAATTGTAAATGCTTTTTACGCAAACAATACAGCGCCGTTTACTATTAGTCTAGAAGTTAGATTAGACAGAGGACCTGGAAGACCGTATGTAGCAAGTCAAACAATTGCGTTTTCTACCACTTTAGATAGTGGTCAATATTTGAATTTACTTACAGGACCGCTTGTGCTAGAAGGCGGAGATAAATTAGTATTTACAACAAATACCACCGGTAGAGTACAAGGTACAATCGCCGCTATGCAAGTAAATAGAGAGGATCAAGAAACGACACCAATAGGTTCAGTATAAGCTTGATCAAAAATTGAAATAGGAGTATATTTAGTTATGGCAGAAAAAACTACAGCATTCACAGGTCCAGTCGTAGTAGGACTTAATGACAAAAAGGGAGAGATTCGTTTAACAGATGGTAAGAATGTTAACGAAGCAAAATATTTATCTATCGCAGCTCCTGCAACAATTACATCAGATACAACTTTAACATTTCCAAATGGCGCAGGTAATCCTGGTCAAATTCTTTCAACAGATGGTAGCGGTAATTTAAGTTGGGTTAATGATTCAGCAGGTAA